TAAAATAAGTAATACTAGAATTTCTAGTTCCAGTATTACTGGGTATTTTTAAAAATATAACGATAATATTATTATGGTTCCATGTGGAACTAAAAAAGGGTACCATTTCTGATACCCTTCCTTTTTTATATCTCCTTTTAGATTAGATATTCTCAAATGAAGCTCCTGTTGGTGTAATGATAAATTCCACATCAATAAATTCAAGTGAACGAGTAGGTTTAATGTATATTTTACCTCTTAATGTGTTAGCATCGATGTCCTCTGGGTCATTAGATACACTTACACGGAAGTCATATAAACCTCTTTCTTTCTTGATTGCTTCAAGAATTGGGTTAACCAATCTCAAGAATTCATTTCTTACTTGTTCATCATTTTGTTCAAACAATAATCTAACTGCAACCGCTGAAATTAATTTTCTTGCTCTTAATAATAATCTTCTTACGTTGATTCTATCTAAAGCAGATTCTCTAACTTGTAACGTTTTGTTACCCCAAATAATAGTACCTGTATCAGAGAATGTTGCGATTGGGTTGATTCTATTTTTATATAAACTATCTCTTTCGTCAAGAGTTAATTTCTTTTGTGCTTTGATTGCATTTACCAAACCTCTTGAATAACCCGCTACTGCGAACCATGGATATGATACGTTATCAGTTAATGCGATATTCTTAAGAACCTCACCTGTTGGTGGAAGGAACAATTGAGTTGAATTGTCGTTATCTCTAACTTGAATCCAAGGCCAATATGTTGCAGAATAGTTACTATCCAAAGAAGCCGTATCCAAATTGTCAATTGCTTCATCTGCCGTTGTTACGTTAGGTGATGCGATGATGTATAATGAATCCGCTCTATCGTTCTCAATCATGTCGATTGCCGTAGTTGTCAATGAACCGTGGTCGTAAAAGTTAATACCAGGTGTTGCAAATACGTTAATATCGACAGCTTCAGGGTTTGAGAATGTCTCAATACCTTGAACATAAGCGTAATAATCAGAGTTTCCAAAATTAGGATTAAAAACACCCGCATTATTTGTGTTATTTGCTGTATAAGTTGATTTACCAAAAATGAACGAATCGGAATTAGTTCTATCTTGTCTGTAAATGTCCCAACCATCAAAACCACCAAACACCGCAAATGTAAATTTACGTGCCGCTAATGTTTCTAATTTACCTTTATCTGCACCTTCTAAGTCATATGGTGTACAATCATATTCAAATCCTGTGATTGTAATACCTGTAATTGCTGCTGCATTTTTAGATAAGTGGAAACCTGTTGTTACTACGTTGGTATTATTGATGTTATTTCCCTTATACTTTAATATGTCTTTATCAAATCCAATTTTAGATGATAAACCTAAAGATACCTTTTTAATTTTATCTCCCGATTCAACAGTTCCAAATGAATTGTAAGCCGCAAGGTCAACAATGTCACCAGCATCTTGGTATTGTGTTTTATAAATTACAGAACCCAATGTTGAACCACTTAATGTGTCGGTTACGAAACCTTTGAAACCACATGGGATTGCGTCTGTTGGGTGACCGTCAGCTAAAACTAAAGTGATAAATTTAGAACGTAATTCATATTCACCGTCAGATGTACCGATTTTTCTACCGATATAACCCGCAACGTCCAAATTCATTGAACATCTTGTGAATTTTTCTAATACTACCATATTATCATCAGTATCGTAAAAATCACGAACTAATATGTCAAACTCACCTTCTTCTAAGTTAATGTTTACAATTGAAATTTTAACTTGGTAGTTAGCAGCATCACCGTCTGAAATTGTTTGGATTTGAAATAAATCGGCAACTTTTCCACCACGTACTTCTGAAACCACCATAGGTGAAATAGTCGTATCGTATTCGGCAACGAAATTATCACCAACTGAATGGTAAACTTCATTTAAACTTACACCTCTAACTAAACCTCGATTATAAAGGGTTCTAATTAAATTAGGATAAATCTCGTAAACATATAATGGAAATTCCTCCATATCTTTATCAAACACGTCAACACCTAAAACTTTAGTTATATATTTTGTTGATGTGTTATCTAATGAACATGTATATGTTTTTGTAACTGACGAATCAGATGTTACAGAAATATTAAACTCATTCAAGATATTACTTTCAACACCTGTAGAACTAATAGTGAAACCGGCGTTTGTTGTTACTTGTAAATTTAATGTGTTACCAACATATCTACCTCTTGACCTCAACGCAGCCACTGTTACATGATGATAATCATTTTCAGTTGCCCCTGTGTAGTTAAATCTAGTTACATTAAATGTATTAGATGAACCTGAGTAAACAAAAAGATATGAATGTAACCCATTAACTACCCCAGCTGATTCAGTGAAGAAATTATTTGCCCAAGTGTATCCTGTTGCCGAACCTATCGGTCCTGTTATTTCTGTTCCTGTTAATCCGGTAGTTGCACTTTCAGGTACAAATCCCATTGTAAACCATTCATTATCTGAATATGTTCCACCAGTTATGAACTTAATTACACTATCACCCGTTGTTGCGGTTTTACTTGATAATGAGGAATAAAAGGTACTCCCTGTTACTCCTGTTATTGTTGGAATCATTGTTCCTGCTGTAGTTACAGGTGTCGACGTAGCGTCAAATATGACACTACCTAATGTTTTTAAACCAAATGTTTTATTTGGTTTATGACCCGTTAATCCAAGTACTCTTGTTACGAATAGTTGGTTTGATTCTTGAAGATAAGATTTTGCAACATAAGGTAATTCATATTTAGGGTTACCGTTACCGTATTTAAGAGGTGACGTTGTACCAAAATATGTTTTAAATTCGTCGAAATTTGTAATCAAAACCGGTTCGAAAGCTGGACCTTTTAAAGTCTCACCTACTAAACCTAATGTTGTTACTCCGACACTTTGTGCAACAAATGTTAAATCCTTCTCTGAAGTGTAGACTCCTGGAGAAACGAATACTCTGTTTGAATTTGCCATCGATTGTTGTTTGGTTAATTATTTTATTACTTATTCAATAAATATCTTTGTTTTTAGCAAAGATTTCCGTAATTTTAGATAAAAAGATAGTAAATTATCTTTTTGTATCTTTATTTATCTTTAGTTATGGAAAACAAAACAAAAAACGTCAAAATAAGTGAATTACATCATGAGATGTTAAAAATTCATTGTGAAAAAAATGGACTAAAAATTTATAAAGTTATAGAAAAGTGGATTGAGGAACATTGTAAACCCAAAAAGAGGGATATGTACGGTGATGATTAGTGTATATAACACACACCAATTTTTGAACCAATCGTCGGCGTTCCCAACAATGTAATGTCTTTATCTCCACTAATAGCAAATCCCGAGCCCTCCTCATCGACAAGTCCGTTTATATCGATGTGGATAACACTATCGATTTTATTCATAACCGTAAAAGTTAATGTTGAACCATCATATGTGAATATTTCATTTTCTAAAAATAAAGGTTTACCATAACTGTCAATAAAAACACTATTTCTACCCGGATAATATGATATCATAACAGTACTACCTTCGGGTGGTGGTGATGCAAATGTTATTTTAGATGTTTGAGCAATATGAAAATAATCAACATCTCGTTCCTGTAAAAGTCCGTTAATTGAAACATAAAATAAAAATCCCATACTTTCCCCAACACTAAATGTTGTTTGCATCCCATCAGCGATAAATGTAACGGTTTTAGTTTCAATTGTTTTATTAAAAAACTTCTTCTCGTAAGGTTTAACCCCAACGAATTCGGTCATAAGAAAAAGTCTACTAACCGCAGGTTTTACTTCAAACTCCTCAGAATCAATTAAGAACCCTAACATTGTCAAATCATATGTTTGCATGTAAAATTTTCTACCGTCCAATGTATCAATAGGTGAATTATCACTAATTTTATCCAATATGATTGGAATATAGTGACCCTTAACCGTCGTGTAAGCTTGTCTTGATGAGAATTTTTGTAAGAAAATTTTGTTAAACCTGTTCAAGTCTCTAAATTTCTGACAAACTATTGTAATCTCAAAACTAATATCAACAGCAACAGGTTGTGGCATCTTGTAGATGTCAGCTCCCATTTGTGAACCATTCCATGTAGGTACGGTTGCATAATTGAAATTTCTTCTATCGGGAATTGTTCTTTGAATTGATGGATTAGTACCAGGTTGAACATCAGGTCTTCTTATAACTCCAATAAATGGAAGTTTCATATTACCATCTTCATCAGCAAAATTCCAATTATTTGAAATTTCACCCCACCTTTGAATTGTTAATATTTTTGGAATAACAGGAATTTGACTACCGTCAGATACAACTTTTAAGTTTTCTTTAACGAAATCTAACATTCCACCATCCAAATCATCATGTAATATAGAGTCAGGTAAGTACGAATCGGATTTAGTAATCCTATCCAAAAGTTGTTGTCTTCTTTCGGTTAATTCTTTACCCTTGTAAATCTCAATATCATTTTTTCTTTTAGGTATACCCATTTTATATTCCTCTAAATTCGTTTTCTTGTGTTGGTACACATGTTATTGTACGATAATACGGTTTGTAACCAAAATAATTGTGTTTATTATCTGATGTAACCTTTCCGTCATTTGATACCGTGTAAAACCTAAGTCTACCTTCACTCTGTGGGTAACCTATATAATCACCATATTTTATATCAATCTTTAAATCTTCCAATTGTTTCAAATAAACCGATATTTGCATATTCCCCGGCTCAAGATATCTCATTGTACCTCCTTTATATGAACTGTTTTTAGCTTCCTCAATTTTAACCAACCCATTAAACTCAATAGGTGGGAAATATTTGATTTCATCTTTACCGACTTCACCATATACGTCATCAATATCAGTCTTAGCCCTATCAACACGATAAAGAACAAGTTTCATATTTAAATCTCCGTGTAGGTATTCCTGACCCATCTCTATTTGTAAGTCAAAATCTTCCTTAGAGAAGAATTTAGACATTCTCGTTATTGGTAATTTATTATCCATATCTTCTATAAATAGTTTAATTATTCAATCTAATTCTTTATATTTTAATATGGAAACAAAAATCCCTGAAATTGAGGCAAGAACTATCCTTTCAACATATGAAGGTTCAAACAATCAGTTGTTAGATTGGAAAAGGAAGTTTACTGAAGTTAAGAACTTTAAGTTAACAAGACCTCAAGCAGATTACGTATTAAAATACTATGAGACAACTCCAAAGGTTGCGAGAAAATATATCAACATTGTAGGTTCATTTGGTGAAAAGATAATGGAAGATAAATTATTACCATTACCTCCCGATAAAATATGGTGTGAAAAATTACTATGCGAAACTGAGAAAGCGTTCCACATATGGGGTAAAATACTTGATGGTGAGAATCTAAGTGCTATGTGGTTACCCAAAGCTGCCGTTGTTCAAGAAGAAAAGAAACTCAATAGAGTGATTGACTATTCAAAGTACGATGTAAGACCTCCTATGGACCACCAGAAGGTCGCCATTGAGAAGTTATTGGCTAATGATAAGTTTATACTCGCGGATGATATGGGTCTCGGAAAAACGACCTCAGCGGTTATTGCATCAATTGAATCCGACGTTAAGAAAGTTTTAATTGTTTGTCCCGCATCTTTAAAAATAAATTGGAAAAGAGAAATTGCCAATTACTCAGATAAAAAGGTATTAATCGTCGAAGGACGTAAATGGGGTTCGACTTTTGACTACTATATAATCAACTACGATATTATTAAAAACTATCACACAACAGATAAGAGTGAAGATAGTGATGATTATAAATTATTGGTTAATGAGAAGTTTGATTTAGCAATTGTGGACGAAGCTCACTATATTTCAAACGCAACCGCAAACAGAACGAGATTATTAAATGATGTACTTGAACAGATACCAAAAGTTTGGTTATTAACGGGAACACCAATGACATCTCGTCCGATAAATTATTTTAATTTACTTAAGATTGTTGAATCACCTTTAACGTTAAATTGGCAATCATATGTTCGTAGATATTGTAAAGGATATCAATTCAATGTTGGTAACCGTAAGGTATGGAACACAAGTGGAGCAAGTAATTTGGATGAACTTCGTGAACGAACGAAACATGTTGTTTTAAGAAGAATGAAAACCGACATCCTTGACTTACCTGAAAAGATTGTGACTCCCGTTTTTGTTGAGTTAACGAGTAAAATGTATGATGAGGAATTGGAAGAGTTTACAAGAATAACTAACGATAAGAAAAATGACGAAACAATTACGGTTACGTTAAATCGTTTAATGAAAATTAGACAATTAATTGCTTATGAAAAAATTCCATACACTTGTGAATTAATTGATAAGTTTGTTGAACAAGGAAAAAAGGTAATTGTAATGACAAACTTCACAATGTCCTTGGATATGTTACATGAAAAATACAAAAAGATTTCTGTAACGTTGGATGGTCGTATGAATAAGGATAAGAGACAAGAGAATGTGGATAGATTTCAAAGTGATGATAAAATAAAAGTTTTTATCGGTAACATTAAAGCTGCCGGTGTTGGTATTACCTTAACCGCCGCTGAAGTTGTTATCATGAATGATTTATCATTCGTACCCGCGGACCACGCACAAGGGGAAGATAGAGCATATAGATACGGTCAAAAAAATAGTGTTCTCGTTTACTATCCTGTATTTGAGAACACTGTTGAAAAAATTATCTATAACATTTTACAGAAAAAGAAAAATGTAATTGACCAAGTAATGGGTGACGGAGAATATTCAGAATCGTTTAGTAAAGATTTACTTAAACAACTCTTTTAATTCATTAATTTTATTACTTAACAAGGTCTCAAGTTCTTTGTCTTCTGAATTGACAAAGTTAATTGAGACTTTTTTTGTTTCACCATCATATGAAACTTCGTTTTTTTCGTCTTCTCTTCTTAATACGAATTCAATATTATTTTGTCCACAAAGAACTAAAAGTTCATTTAATTTTTCAGGTATTGGCATATTTTTAATTTTATTATATTTTACATTTTCAGTTTTTACTATGATAACGTTACCGTCTTTTTTTAATTCAGGTACGTTTTCAAAAATAATAACAGAAGTAAATCCATTCCAATCATCAATTTTTGAATAACCATAATAATCGGTAGGGTATTTTAAATCATTTGGTGAACCTGTGATATGGAACTCATCTCTCATATCGATAAATTTCCCACTTTTGATTTGCATTGTTTTTAAATCCCCATTTGGTAGTTTAAAACTTAAATCAATTCCATTCATATCATCCCCATCACCATAATCAAAAGGATAATTAACATCGGTTACTTCACCAAAAGAATCTTTAAGTGAATCAACAATTGAAATAACAGTTAGATTTCCATTATTCCAAGATTTTTGACACTTAACTTTTAATTCTTTTAAATATTTGTCAGTGGTTGTTGTTGTGAAAATTAAATCAAAGAATTGGTCAACAAATTCCCACATTTTCTTTGCATTATATTCATGATAACTTGGATTTCCAAAATCAATAAAAATATCGGGATTGTATTTTGTTGCCCAATTATAAAAAGATAAACAACAATTTGGATGTGTGTTTATTCTATTTGTCCATGACCATTGATTATTATCATTATAATGACCAAATTTTTCAGGGTCGTTCAGATTCGGTTTCCATTTACCTAATGGTTCAAAATGTTTTTTAAAACAATCCTGAGCACCTCGAAAATAGTATGATTTCCAACCTTTTCCATTATTCCACCCAATATCAAAAAGTCTTTGAATGGTAAAAAAAGTAACTTCAGTTTTAGTTATGTTATCCATTTTACCAATATACTCATTATTTTTGAAAATTCATAATAAAAACCTAGATATTTATGGAATATGAGCGCAACAATTATAACCCAAGAACAAAAAGATAAACTATATACTCAGGTTTTTCACCTATTGGGGATGCCTGTTCGTGGTATAGAACTTACCGAAGAACAAATGGACACTTTCTTAGAGTTGTCTTTATCTGAATATGAACAATACGTTAGTGATTGGTTAATCGAGTCACAATGGTCAGCATTGGCGGGATTAGATGTGGATACACAATCTTTGACTCGTGCATTTACCACAAGAAGTTTAGATTATGAAACACAGTATTCGTATTCTTATTCTAAAATCGTAGGATTACAGGCCGGTGGTGACAATGAAATGAAAAAAGATTTTATTGAGTTATCAGGTAACACACAGACATATGTTATACCTGCAGGACGTGAAATTAACGAACTTTTATGGTTCACACGTGCTGAGTTATCAGATTCTATTGTTGACCCGTTCTTAGGTGGATTTGGAGGTCTTGGTGGTGTTGGATTCGGTGGTGTTGGTGGATTTGCTCAGGTGGGTTCATCGGGTTCATATTTCATGTTACCGGCGTTCGACCTTTTATTAAGGATGCAAGATAGGAACATTAAAAACCGTATAATCGGTGGAGAATTAACATATAGAATCACAGCGGGACCTAACGGAACAAAGATTGTTCATCTTTATAACGTACCTGGAGGTAGATTTGATTTTGGTTCATTAAAAACGTATAGAGTATGGTATTGGTATTATCCAACAACCGATAGAGATACTTGTTTAGATAAAAACAAAGATATTATTAAGTTACCGTCAGATGTTGATACGGAACAATTAACTTGGGACACATTAAATAAACCCGCACAAAACTGGGTTAGAAAATATCTTATTGCGTATTCTAAAGAAGGATTGGGACGTATTTGGGGTAAGTTTTCGGGTGATTTACAAGTTCCCGATAGTTCAATTAAATTAGATTATACCTCACTTATTACTGAAGGTAAAGATGAAAAGTTAAAATTAATTGAAGAATTAATGGCTAGATTAGAAAGACTCCGCCCCGACAAAGTTCTTGAAAGAAAAGCTGGCGAAGCGGAGAATCTTAATAAATCACTTAAGTTTAGACCAATGGTCTCACCTTTTAACGTTATTTAACTTTCAGTTACATGTAATATAAGGTCACCATTATCTTTACCGATAATTTCATCTTCATTACTTACTGTACTTTGTGCTTGTGAAAGTAAAACTTTTCTATTGTGGTCAACCCAATATGGGTCAGCTAATTCTAAACTATTTTCCACATACATGAAATACGGGTCACGACCAACTTTATTCCAAAAAACAACCTCACTATCTGATAGAGTCATAACTTCATCGAACTTATCTTGACCACTTTCCTTTAATGGATGACCATTACCTAATTCACATTGTGTTTTAGTAAAATATTGTCTGTCTTTAGGGTCCTCAATTAAAATGTCTTCTCTAATTTCGGGACTATATGCAACCAATAATGGTTCCACTCGTTTGTTAAAATTACTTAGATATCTAGCAACGTTATAGTCTCCCCTTAAATCAGGATTATCAACAATATCTTTTTCTGGAATCATATAACAACTAACCTCTATGTAGTTTTCTGGCATTTGTGTACCATATTTTGCAAGATAGTCTTCATTCTGTTTTTTAGTGGGTTTTGTAACCCTCTGAACATCACCTGATGATTTCTTTGTCCCATTATTAATGTAGTAAATTGTGTCACCTAAACCCGCAGGATAATCATTCTGTAAGATTAGTTCCATATGTGCTTGACGTGACATTAGTGAGCCCGCTTTGGTAGTTTTCTGAATATGTTTTTTATAATCATTTACAGATTGTTTAACACGAGCCTTATTGGCAATTTTAGACAATGGGATTTCTTTATTAAAGATTTTCTCAACATAATCATAATACAATTCAACAAAAGATAACCCATCACCATTTAGTAAATGTTTTAATCCTTCATCTAAAAATTCAACAACATATGTTTGTAGTTTTTTAGATTTAATTGTGTTACCTGTTAATTTTATTTTCTCTTTACCCTTTTTAACTAATTTAATAATGTAGTTCTTACGAGAAACATTAATACATGACGGTGCAGTGTAATCAATATCTAATCCCATCTCATTTCTCATAAAGATATCATTGAACTCGGCGGTGTGAGCTTCAATACCAATATATTCTTTTCCCTCAATTACTAATTCATTTAATCCTTTACCAATATACACAGCTTCTTTAGCACTTTCGGGAGTTTCAAAGTTTACACCGTCCGTATCCATTACAAGAGGTTTATAACCTTTCTTCATGTAGAACATAATCATCATACGTAAACACTGACGACCAATACACGTAATGGTTTCACCTGAATCCATTTCTCCCCAAGGAAATACATGTGGTGCAGATAATGAACCAAAATATGCGTTGATAAAAATCTTAATTGGTAATTGTTTACGGTCGTACATCTCCGCAGCGACAGGGTCACTATCTTTTAGTTCACTGGCAAGATGTTTATATTTGATACGAATGTTACGGAAATACTTTAACATAGATTTCTGTACACTCATAACATCACAATCAGGGAATACATCATAAACAAGTTGAATAGATGGATAAAGTGACGAGTAGTCAAACTTAACAATATTCTTAGCGTAACCAACATTCAATAAACGAGACAAACCACCCGTAAATGGTCTCTTCTCATCTTTTGCAGGTATTGCCAAATTATTTTCATACGACCAAGCTAACATGATAATCTTCCATAATGTTGCAGTACCCATCGTGGCTATTCTTTCATATGTTGTGGGTACAAGTTTTGAAAGTAAGAATGTGGATTGAGAAAATGAATCATCTACGACCATAGTCTCATACAAGTCATCGTCAAGATATTGTTCTACAATTTTTCTACCTGTCCATATCTCAAATTTACCCGGATATCTATCTAATAAACCATCTGTACCGGGTTCACCTATTTTTTTATATTTACCCGTTTTAGGATTAACATAATAACTTTCGTTATCTAAATATATTTTTGAAATTTGATTACCTTCAACGTAAACACGATTTTGTTTTTCCTTCTCCAAATACGTTGTGATGTATTTCAATCCCCACGATTTAATCTCGGAATTAATCGCTTGAGCTCTACGAACTGAGTGAGCAATATCAATAATGTTAAAACCCCAAATGACGTGTTGAGTGTAATCCTCAATTTCATTTGCCAATTTCAACATTCCCTTTTTTTCTTTAATACCTGTTGAAGTGAATATTTGTGTTGCTTTATTAATGTCAACACCTAATATCTGTGCTCGTTTTAATATAAACGGCCAGTCAAAGAACGCGGAGTTATAACCCGCAACAATTGTTGGTTTTAATTCTCTAATATGTTGGAAAAACCTTTCGATACATTCTTTCTCTCCATCCTCACCGAAGGCGGATATTGTTTCATTTAAACCACGGTTATCCTTAACTCCAATCAAAATGATTTTACAAGTTTCAGGGTCTAATCCTGTGGTCTCAATATCGAATACAAATCGATAAACACCATCATAATCATCGATTCCTTTAAATAATCTTTTCTTTGTTTGAACTAGATATTGTTCTACGGGAGTTAAAATGGTAAAGTACTTTCTAACCTCTTCACCCCATGGGTCGAGACCACCTTGTTTGAAGAAATTAATTAAATCGGTATAACTCTTAATACTTTTTACTAAGTATTTCATACCGTTTTCAAGTCGTTCATTACCATGAGTTTCTAATTTCTCAATAATAACACCGTACTTACCCATCATTCTTTTTTGAGTTGATTTAGAACCTTGATAAAAATTTAGTTCGGATAAGTCACCAACCCATAAAAATGGAATAAAGGAGTCTGTTTTTACGATTTTACCCTTAATTGGGTCCTGAATAATTTTGGAGATTGAATTTGTGGGGTAGTCATACTCGACACCTACGATGTATTTCTCATCGTCGCCCCCATTAAGGAAGTTTTCGATAACTTCCTGAGAGATAACTTCTTTCATATTTTATATTTTTTAAATTTGACGTATTAGCTTGTGGAAAATCCACAGTTTGTCTTTGTTTCTTTAAAAATATAAACAAAAAAAGTTAGAATAACAAATTAGATGATGTTAATGTATAATTTTTCTCTAATCGGTAGTATTAGTTTAGTGGTAGGAGATGAGTTAGTATCTAAGAATTGAATTGTCACTTTACCTTCAAATTTACCCATTTCCGATGTTTGTTCTTCAGTAAATCTAAATGTAATATAATACTCATCCGTAGTTTGGTCATACCTTTTGGTTCTTGTTGTTAATAAACATTGACCGTTTAATATATGAGGAATTCCCGTTTTTTGTTCGGTCATTTCAAATGTGATATCTGAATTTTCTAACATATCATTAAATGACGATTTATCGTTTTTACCATCGTCAATTAATCTCATTTTTAATAATGGGTCAGATGCTCCTTGTCTTATAAAAAATTCCATGTTATGTTAATCTAATTAATATGTGACTTCCACTTCTGTAGAGACCACCTAATGGTACGTTACCTGCCTGAGCCTCTGAATCGTTTGCAAAATTTAAACTTGAGGATACTTCCGATAATATTGTAAACCCATTTGTTGTTATATTTTGAACAACATTAACGTTGTTAAGAAAATGTGCACTACCACTTATTTCATATTGAAATCCTTCAGTTATGTTTAACGTATTGAAACCGATTTGACCTGAACCACTAATATGAATTTGAGGTATTTCCCAACTATTTTGTGAAAATAAATGTAAATCCGATGGGTGACTTGGTCCACCAACTGTTCCAATATACATATCCTTACCTACATTTAATAGATATGAATCATTTTCACGACCAACTAATCCACCTGTGTATGTACTTGAGTTAATACCTAAATCGACAAAATGTATAAATTCAGTCCCATTATCTGCAGTTAATACTAAATCGGTACTTGCGTTACCGTCAGAATTTGTATTAGTAATGTTTACTTGAGCGTATTCGGTATGGTTCGATTGGAGGTGAGCTATGTTACAACTTCCACTATTCTGAACGTGTAATATTTCGGGATTATCAACATGGGGAAAACCCGTACCTATCACTACCTGATTCTCAAGTCTTGATGAACTTGATACATATAACATCCCATTAATTGCTTCGTTACCTCTAAGAACAATTGAACCTGAAAACAAATTAGTCGAACCTATAGACCCCATAGTAGTTGAACCTGTTACTGTTAAATTACCGTGGATGGTTTGATTACCAATAAATGTATGTGACCCACTATCGACCAAAATGGTTCTAAGAGTGTCCAATGATGTTTTATAGGTTTGTTGACCATCATCATAAATTGTGAACCCACTTAAACTTGGATTTGTGGTACCTGTAAAGTCTTTTATATATCTATTTGGCATGTTTTACTTAATTGTTAAAATAAATTCGTTACCTGATTTAAATGGTGCGTTATCTTCATTTTTTAATTCATTTGACTTACAGTAAAATTCTTCTTTTACTATTTCAAATGGAAATCCCATTTCATCTTTAATAACACCTTTAATGTGTTCAACCGTTAATGGTTCATTAGTGTTAAAAGTTTTTTGAAAACTTTTAATTTTTTGTTTGTCTTTGATGACTTTAACATCAATATCTAATATTTTCATAATCTATTTTTTTTAATTTTTAGTCATTTTGATAAACCCAATCATTCGTAGATTGTTCACTACTATAATCTTGAGTTGTTACTGATGTAATAGTATTTTCACTAACTAAATAAACTTCAACCGTGTCATCCCCATTATAGTTCATAACAACAAATCTATCTTTAACACCATATGTATCATCCCAACCATTAGTCCAAGTTGTTGTTTCACTGTTTAATAATGTTCCAGAAAAATTATACAATCTTATTTTAGTTACACCACCGTTAGTTTCATTATATACAAACATAAACTTGCTCTCACCAACTGAAATATCAAAATCATTATACTCAGGGAAACTAAACTCATTAGTTATTCCAGTTGATGTTAACACTCTAAAATTTAATTGGTCGATGTTATATAAAACCATTGCACCATTGTACTTATCTGTACCTGAGGAATATTGACTTGTTGAACTTATATTATTATAATAATCTGTTGAGGTAAATCCTGTACTACCACTATATACATAAAATCCAAGGTCACCCTCCGTTCTGATTGTAAGATAGGCGGTTTCACCAAAAGAATACATACTTGATGCATAAGCTGATATTAAACCGTAATCGTTTATTTCATCAATTACAACACCTAATTCGTTAATTAATTTGTAAGTTACATTGTTATTACTGTTTGTCATAAGTTGTACAACTGTTCTATTACCCAATGAATTCCAGTTCAAATTAGTAACACCAGATACACTAACATTCATACTTTCTATACGAGTACTACCCGACATAATGGTTAACATAGATGCAATACCATCACCATTTACACACGGAACTCTATAAATGTCACTTAATTGACCCCAAGTATTAATTGTTTTTGGTTCGTTGTTTGCGAATGTATATGTACTAAATGATGTTTGATTATTGAACATATACATAATGTCACAGTATGTAACATCTGAACCAAAATTATTCCAATTATAAGAGTTATATAAAGTTATTACAACACCACCATCATTTCCATCACTATCTGGATATAAACCAGAATCTCCATCTATATTGTTTTCTGTATATC